GCAGCGCGTTGTTCATGTCCATGTACATCACACCCATCACAGGCAGAGCAATGACTAGCACAAAACACAAGACCACCACGGCGACGAGTAGAGCCCACGGTACGTCTGGCTCATTCGAAGTAGGAGGAGGGCTCCGACGTACCACGCCACGACGAAAAGGATTGCTCCAACCCATACCGCTTCTTCTTTCCTCTTTCTGGCTAGCCTGCGTCTTTGCGCCGCTTCTATCTGTATCCTCACCGTCTCACGCTTGTGCGCTTCGTCCTGCTCAACAATGATTTGCTTCCACATCTTTTCGTACTTGCCCCACAGGTCACCCAACTCAGGCGGGGCTTTGTAAACCATCGTCTCACGCAACTCAACCAGCATAGCGTCCAACCTGGCTCTAATGATGACGCGGTTCAATGCGCGCTTGCCGATTGAATCCTTGCCGGTGTACACCTGTGTCGCTTCTGCCTCCTGCGCCAAGAATGCCTTGCCGATGTCGTCATACGCATCCATCAAAGCACCCAGATCGTTGCCAATCTGGAGAAATACGTCGTTCGGGTCAGCCTTGGCTATCTCCTGTACTCTGGCAACCTCTTCGTTGTACTGGACTTTCTGAGCATTTGTGGGGTTTTGGATCTTCCCAAATTGGGACTTCAAGTCGTCCAGCACCCCCTTGACTTCGCCCGCCGCGCCTTTGATGTCCTTGTAAAGTTGACAGCCTTTTTTGACCGCCGCAACCGCAGCGTTAGCAGCCGCAAGTAGCGTTAGCGGATCCACGTCACTTGTCTTGCTTGGCCTCTAGCTTGTCAAAAATCTTACCCAGCATCTCTTTAACTTCGCGCATGTCGTCACGGTAGTCCTCACGGGTGACGTAGACGTGCGGCAAGGCACGCACGTCCGTGTCCAGCCGGTCAATCGAGCGGTGGATGTTGTTCAGTATCCAGCCGCCGAAGAACCCGGCAATCGCTACAGCGATATTAAAAAGGATCTGCGAGTCCATGCGTCACTCGTAAAGGATGTTAATTGAGCCAGCGTCAAAGGTGTCTGTGCCGTTGGCGTCGAAGAACTGCTGCTTAGGTGTTGGGGTTAGCGAAGCCATTTATGGTGCCCTCATTCTGTTTCTGTTTTCCGGTGCCAAAGCGTTTGATACCGTTGCCGCGCCAGTCAAGTTTACGCGGTTAACTTTCTGCAACGCATTGTAAACCCTGCCCCGGTCGCCAAAAGGCACTTGGTTTAGCATATCCTCAAAATTCTTGCCCGACTCAAAACCTTTTTCCAGAATCGCCATTGTCTTGGTGTTAATTTTACCGGACAACTCCTTCAACACAGCGTTACCAACCGTAGCTTTTAAACCAAAAAACGGTATGCGTAGGCTTGGCGTGGATTCTTTAACAATATCTTTTAGGTTGGCTGCGCCTTTTTCGGAAGCGGCTTTTATTTTTTGCCCGCGTTCTAGTTCGCCTGCAACGGTGTCAAGCGCTTTAAACTTGCTGCCCATCTCAGCTTTAATATCAATGCGGCCATTGCCAAAAATCTGCTCGACCAAATCAGGCCGTTCGCCACGCACTAGCGCGATAAACTCGTCTGGGCTTTTCTTATACAAGTCACGGGCTGTTTGAGCCATTTTGCGCTGGTTAATGACATCCATGCCGCTAGAGAAAGTCTCAAGGTAGTCTTTCCAGCCCGTGCCGCCAGCTTTGATGATGGCGTCGTCAATCAGCGGACGTACTTCACCTAACAAACGAGCTGCGTATTTAGCAGACGCTTTGGGGTCTTTACCCAAGCTATCAATGACTTCATTGACTGTATCTTTACGAATACTGTAAAGCGCTTCAACGTCAATCACGCCGCCGTTGCGGGCTGTCCACTCTTGAATCTTTTTGCCGACTGCAGTCAATACCTTACGGTTAACGTCCGACACGCCGATCTTGGGGTCGTTCAGTTTGGCTCTGATGTCACGCAGGACGCCGTCAGTATCTAGCGGCTTCAAGCCGTGGGCTGCCAAACTGTCAGCGCGGGCTTGGGCAAACCGGGCGCCTTCACCAAATTTAAGTGAATCATCTGCCGCTTTGGTGGCCACGCGTTCAGCTGCATCTTCCATTTCACCGGTAAACTTCAGCCTATCTGCGCTAACGTTTGGTGATAGGTCGGCTTGGGTTTTAGCCGCGTTTAGTCGTTGACGCGCAGCCGTAAATCGACGCACGTCGTCCACTTTACCGGCAGCAGCTTCACCTAATGTAGTTGCTTGCGTTTCTAAAGTTTGCTTTAACTTGCCGGTGTTGGCAGCAGCCAAGTTGGTTTCGCGCATTGGCGTGGTAACGTCTGTCAACGCGTCTTTAGACTTGGCCAGATTGTTTAGGATTTCTGTATTAGTTGCGCCGCCTGCCAGATTGTTTAATGTGTCTTGACGGGTCTGCTCACGATATTTGTCCAGCTTAGAATAAAAATTCTTAGTGTCTTTAGTGCGCGCTAGTTCACCCAACGATTGAATCTGGTTACGGTCAAGGTCAGCTAACAACTCTTGTACAGTCAAGCCTGACTCGTCTTTATTAATTACCGCACGAATTTTTTCTAAGTCGTCGCCAGATGCTTTACGCACCATAGCGGCGGCAACTTTTTCCGACTCGGGTATTACCTTGCCGTAAGCGTACTTACCCGCCGCAGCAAAAGGCGTCAAAGGATTGGTGTACCTAGCCGTTTTAGATAATACGTTTGCGGTTGACGTAGCGCCTAACTTGCCCGCACTCGCCGCGCCGCCCGTAAGCACGGTAGATAGATCGCCAAAAAACCCGACCGGGTCTTCCGCCATTGTGCGCTTTAAATTGTCATAGCCGCCGTAACGGTTAACAAAAAAATCAGCTACGCCCGAACGCGCATTCTTAGCGTTTTTTAACGCTTCGTCGCTGTACAGAAAGTCAGGCGTAACCGGCTCCATAACGCCGCCCAGCACATCTCCTAAACCCATAAACGTCTGCACAGGACTAATAAATGGCGCGACAACATTCGCGCCAAATTCAACAGCGCTTTTTGGTGCGTTGCGTATCATGGCGCCTGGTATTTCACCCATACTGTAATTACGAGGCTTAGGTATTTCGCTGACCGTCATAGTGTCAGGCGTAACGGTAATAGGCGGCAACGATTGCTCTTGCGCCTGCGCTTCTTTGTACGCAGCTGCAACCGTGTCAAATTCTGGCGTGCCTTTTTTGGCTTCGTTTTTGACAATCCACGCTGCGTATTCGTCTGCTGTTGCCATAGTTATTTCCCTAAAATTGCATCAGCTTTAGAACGTACATCGCTTTTTGCGGCGGGCGCGGTTGTAGAGCTGCGCATAGATCCTAATAGCTCAGCGCGTTGTTCCTTAAACCCTTCCATGCGGTTTTTGGTTTCTATCTTCATTGTGTTAATCACAGCAATTAAATCTTGCGGTGTTAACTGAGAATTTATTAACTCACGAATTCTTTTCTTTTCGCCTTGCGCAACCGCTGTATTTCCCATACTGCCCGATACAATTTTGGCGTATTCAGATGCAACCGCTTCAATAGCGGTGTCAAGCGCTTTTAAATCTGGGCTGCTACCGCTTGCGCGGTACCCCGCGTTAATATATTTTTGCAATAAAGGAACGCCTGTATTGTCAACTTTTTTACCTAACAATAAAGCTAGGTCGGCATTTTTAACAAAAAGTTTTTCAAACGAACCGACCATTGTTTCAGTCTTGGACAGTTGACCCAAAGCTTGTTTGTTGGCAACTGTTTCTAACTGCGAAACGCGGTCAGGGCTAATACCCTTTTCTTTAGCAATTACTGCCGCGCGATTCATGATAGCGTCGCGGTTAAATTTACTAATGCCCGATGGCAACGTGCCGTCTGTCAAGAAACGATCTGCTGCCATGTCTATTGCGGGAACGGACAAGGTCGGCGCCTGCACAACAACCGTTGACGGCTTCCACTGCGTATCTTTGCGGATGTCGTCTTTGTACTCTTTAATGCGCTGTTTAAGCTTGGCGTTGTTTGGGTCTTTAACCAACTGAGCTTCAAGTTCCTCAAGTTCGCTTTGCTTGCGAGCCAAATCCGACAAGTGTTCTGCCGGGCTGACTAGCTTAGAAATACGCGCATCGTATTGTGCCAAGCGAGGGTCGTCTGGATTTTCTGCTGCAATAGCCGCACGTTCGCGCTGCAAGCGCGCCAGATCGCTTTCGCTTTCTCTGGAAGTAGTTGGTGCGGTATATATGACCTCAAGAGAATTTGGGTCAAGTAACTGACTGCCGGGCGACACGGATATAGGTTTGTTTTTAGTGCGCGCCATTTCAATAACGTCTTTAGCATTAACGCCGCTTGACGTTAACTTCCAATTCTCAGGGTCTTTATTAAACGAATCTTGATTGGCTGTAACAGCGTCTTCGTAAGGTCGTATCTGCGACAAAACTGGCCCAAGGTCTCGGTCTTGATACATTGTTGCCACAAGCTGAGACACACCATCTATTGTGTCAACGTTGGGCACAACAGATTGGTAAAACTTAAGTTTGCGTTCGGCCTTGTCAGCTTTAAGTTTATCAATCTCAAAGGTAGATTTTTCTGCAGCGCGTTGTTCTTCAAATACTTTTTCTGGCGCTAACATGTTCGTCAGCGTTTGGGTTCTAAATTGACCCATGTCAACATCAGGGTTTAAGCGCGAGAGCATGTCGTCTGCCTCTTCACGATCAATCTCGCCAGCCCGAACACTTCGTTCAATCATACTGACAGCCTGACCATAGTCAGGCGCGCCAGCGATCTTGCGGTACCCAAACTCGCGGTTAGCTAACCGGGTTTTTCGGCGAGCCTCTTCAGTTGCAGCTTCGCGTTGTTGTTGAGTCGAAAGCGCTGTTTGTCGTTGTGCTTCGCCAGTAGCAATCTTCTCAAAATAGCGAGGCGCGCGTTTAGATACTTCTGCAAAAAACTCTTCTGACCCGTACTTTAATTTTGGGTTTGCGTATATCTGAGCAAGCGCATTCTTTTCCACTACGTCTTGCTGATACTCTTGCGCCTTCAACGCATTCATCTGCGAAGCTTCTTGCAACCCGCGCAGCTGCAACGCTTGCGTCATAGCGTTCATGGGCGATTCAAGTTGAATGCCTTTAATTTGCCCTGGGATGGTGTAATCAATACCGGCCATAGCTAACCTTTAAGAAGTAACGTCATAAGGAAACGGATTACCCGGCATACCTAGTGGCGCAGCTCCTGACGGCTGCTGCGGGAAGAACCGATCCATCATCCGTTGATTTTGCTGTTGGTTTAAGTATTGATTTAACCCGCCCGTCAACGCATTCGCGGTGTTCATGTAACCAGACGCGCGAATGTTACCTTGCGTCATGGCGTTCTGCGCCATGCTTTCGCCAAACTGACCTGCTTGATTAGACATTGTGTTGGCAGCGGTCTGGCTCATGCCCGCCAAAGATTGCAGCGGGTTTAGCCGCGCTTGGCGTTCCATCTGATAGCGGTTAAACGCGTTGGTGTACTCTTGCGAACCCAAGTCTTGACCGTAGCGTTGCGCGCCGCGTAGCGTAGCGCCAGACAGTAGGCCGCCTCTGGCCGCAGCACTGCGATCAAGCGCCTTCATGCCCTCTTGCAATCGGAACGCGTAGCCAGGGTCTGCTTGAAATTGATCCATACCAAACGGCGTGTATTTAGACGCAGCTACCAGTTCAGGCAGTGCATTGACGCCTACTTTACGAAACGGCTCTTGCAGTTCAATCTGACGATTAAATTGACGCCGTTGCTCATCGGTCGCGCGGTCGGTAGCACGTTGTTGCGCTTTTGCGGCAGCGTAAGATGCCCCGCCACTAATTACGCTACCGGTTATAAATCCTGACATGATGTTTCCTTAGGTAAGTAAAAGCCAAAATTTGCGTGTACGGCATCTCGGTAATCTATTAAAAGTTCCCCGCCAACCCCCACATCTTTTAAAGCAATTACGTATAGATCGTCGCCAAACTTGTGCGGCATAACGTTAGGGTCGGGCGAATGGTTTATAAACCGGCCTGCCGGAGTACGTTTACCATCCAATCGACCGGGGCAAATAACTTCGCCGGCAAAAAAGTACCGCGTTGCAAACATGCCCGTACCATGCACTGGCGACGTTTTTAATTCTACATCGTGCCCTTCGGGCATATCAATTAGATCGCTTTCAATAGTTACTATTGCGTCCATTGTGGGCTGATCCATACCCAACTGCTCTAAAAACAACTGATAATCCGTTTGCGCCGATTCAATCGCTAACTGACGTCGAGTATCGCCTAACCCACACTCCGGCACAACGTACAGCCTGTCTTCTAACGTCGGTATGTCTTGGCAGTCATCGGGGTTGTCGTACACGTCCACCCAAACAACTTCATCTTCAAACACGCGGCCTGCGCGCTGTTCACCTGCCTTGGCGTCAAACTTACATGGCGCCGTCAACACAACTACTTCCGTATCACGGTTTACCGCAATCGTGCCCTTTTCCAACCGCACGCGGTAGTCCGTCTTGTGCGCTGCGCCTGTCAACACTGTCCACGGCGGCACGGTAATCTTTCGTTCGTACACACCCGGCAAAAACGTGTGAGTTGTTACAATGTCAGCCTGCGGCATCTGCAACAGTTCATCTTGCAGTGCAACAACCTTTTGCCGCATCAGCTCTGGCGTAACTACCGCCGTGCTATCTGCGTCAAAAAGCTCTACTGCGTTCATACTTTACGTTACCTCGCGGCCAGATGCCCGAATATTGATCGCACTAGCAGTTCCCGCGATAGTAGAGATAAAACCGCTCGGTGCCAAGACCTGACCTACAATTTCTGGAAACGTGTAGACTTCCGACGGCTGCAATGTTTTCGTTTTGGTAATCAAGTTCTGGTTACCCGCCGTATCAGCACCAGTTACCAAGTTAACACTAATGGTAGCAGCGGTTGCGCTGTAATTAGTGGCTGTAAACTTGTCGATAATGGCCGTCACACCCGTCGCAGTGTACTGGGTGGTTTGGGTATTTTCCGCTGTCTTGGCGGGGATAAGAACTTTAACAGTAACTGTCATGGCTACACCTAAACATATAGTTTAAAAACTTAAATTAATAGCGGCATACAAAACAATTTGTGCTGTCTTATTTAGTTACACGATTTTGACCGCAACTGTCGGAGAGTCGTCCGTAAGACCCCAAATTTTACCTACAACTAAAGCATAATTTTCAAAGTCAACTTTTGACGCCGCAATTGCTTTGATATGCCCCGAAGTCGTTGGTTGCGCTATTACATAATCCCCAACGCTATAACTACCCTCTATACGGCACGGCACTCGGCCACAAAACGCGATTCGATCAACTTTTTGCCTTGCCAGTTCTAGTTCAGCCTCAAACTCAGCAAGATTTTTTTCGTATGTTTTTAAAACTTCTTCGGCCACATCATTGCCTAAAGGTTTTTCAGGGCGATTTTGAAGATGCTGCGCCCAAATATCGCCGCCGACATACGCGGGGCTTGTTGATTTAATGACAAAAGAATGCGCCAGCTCAAACATATCAGTTAGCATTCCATTTGCGTCAACACCGCAAATTTGGCCTTTTAAGATAATTCCGCAATCATCACGTTTAACCATGTATTCCGCGTAGTCGGCGCCGCTTGCGTTAACGGTGCCGCCCGCATTAATTGACCGCCCCGTGGTGGCTGACGTCCCAACTTTAACAACCGCTGCTGCGGCATTTGCCCCGAATGAACCGCCGGTTCCTCTAGCAAAAACTTGCATTAACGCTTCGGTTTGATTCGCCGTGAAGAATGCAGTCGGCTCTGTATTTGCTGTTGTAGCTGGGTCGTTATTAAATTGATGGTATGTGGTTATGGGTGTATTTCGTTGCCCTGCGGTTATAAAACCATCAACCCACCATCCAGAAACGGTATGTGCTATTGGGATCGTTGTTGAATCAGTGGCATCATAACTTGTCGCCGTCGCATACCCAACTTCTGTGATTGGGCCAATATTTATCTGATTTGTTTTTGGGCTTTGAACAAATCTAACTGCAACACTTCCGGTGACTGCTGATGTTAACTCGGCAAAAACACTTCCATACGATGTTTTTGACGAGCCGGTATCAACAACACCTCTAAAACCGCAATCGACAAGATTTATTTCGTTAAAAGAAACCCTGCTACAAGTTGATGAAACAACAACGCCGCCAATAGTTGTTGTCGCGGTATTGTTGTAAGGCCAATTTTTTATGTTCGACGAAACAATTGAAACGTCTGTTGAGCTGCTAGACACTAAAATGCCCGAATCTAAAGCAAAACTTTCACTGCCAGTTGCTTCCGCAATTACTGCGTTTATAGTAACGTTTTTTGCGTTTTGAATTACGATGGCGCGTATATCAATAGCAGAACCGCTAGATTGATTTACCTGAACTGGATCTGTAACTATTACGCTATTAATAGTAATGCGTTGAGCAAATGACGTGGCGTGTCCGTCTATATATAGCCCTTGACGGCAATCACTGACAAAAAGGGTGCCGATCATAATGTCGATTGGCGACGGTTCAGGGGTGTGAACTTTTATGGCCAAACCGCGATTTCCGCCGGTGCTGGTTATTTGGTTAATTCTCCAAAGTCGGCAACCATCGTCAACCTCAAAGCAGTTTGACGCTTCGGGGTCAGGATGCCTTCCCCCCGTGCTTGTGCAATATACTCGACCGATAAAAATATTTTTGCTGTAATGCCCTGTAAATGCGTCGTCGCCAGCGTTTTCGCTGTAAATTTCATCTAACCAAATATTTTCAGATTCATTTGTCGGGTAATAATTTGGCGCTTGATTAGCAGGCGCAACGTAATATCGTTGTCCTGCAACTACTTCGCCGCCATTACAAACATCAACACCATGCAAAATAGCGTTTTTTGTTTTTACTTGAGTAATAACCCCTTGCTTGGCGCTCATAGTAGCCAAACAAGTTCCACCTGGACGATCATCGCCTAAACTTCCACTACCAAATCTTTGGTAATTACCATCTAGGGTCATTTGTGTAATGCCCCATCCTTCTGTGCCGCCGTTTTTATCTTCTGGCTCTAATACATTACTATTTATGTCTGCACTGTTTGATAGTTTAATAATAGTTAAATCAATTCCCGACCCAACTAAATAAGAACCAGATTTCCACTGTAATGCCTCATCTATTAGATATGTTCCAGCAGGAAAATATAACTGGGCATTACCTGCAGTTTGGTCTATGGCTGCTTGAATATCTGCTCGGTCATTGGTTACGCCGTCGCCAGTCGCGCCAAAATCTTTGACGCTAACAATTTCTCTTAATTTAGTTTGAACTGTTCTGGCATCGCTTGGATTTGACGCGCCATTTGCAATAAATCCAATTAAAGACGCGCCGCTGGGAGCTGCGAGTTGAACTTTAAAAGCGTCAATTAACGGCTCAACTGACGAAATGTTATCAACAGTCCAAATGGTATCGCCCGTAGGCGTTTTTAGTGTGAGTTTGTACGCGTCAGCGTTGCCTAACCAAACATTAGCTTCCCCGCGAGAATCTAAAACAATTGGGTTTGTGTTAGCTGATGAGCCGTCTGCCGTAGTGTACGTTGCTAAAGGCGTGGTAGTCCCCGCCGCGTAAGAATATAAAAGCCCTCCAACTAAAGGCGTTCCATCTGCGTAAAAAAACTGCAGCTTTGGCGCTGGGGAAAGGTATGCCGTCATATCAGCTCCAACATAGAATTAAGTGTTTAACCAGCCCATTGCAGCCACATCTGCAATTCGGCTAGGGTAATCTAACAAATATTGATCTTTATGCGTTTGCGCATATTCTACAGTCTGCCCGTCAATTAACGTAACGATAATTTTTGACTCTAGGCTGTTAAAAGTAATAGATTCAACCATTTAGATTACTAAATAAGTAAAAGAAAAACGATAGTCTAAATTAGCTATAGACGTTGGCCGCAGTCTAAATTCAGCCGCGTCGCTAGCTACATTTCCCATAATTGCAACAGTTTCTACACCATAGGTTCCTGCGGTAGAAGACGCAGCAGTGCCGCCGCATTGTCTTGCTACGGTAAAATTAGACGCAATAGGTAAAGACATTAGTAAAACAGAATCCGTAGCTATTGTTGTTACATCTATAGCAACTTGACCTGAAACAGTAACTACATTACCTACCCGCATATATTGAGCCTCAAACGTAGTGCTGGCTGCAACATTTGTGCTGTTAGTCAGCGTAGGCGTATAAGTCCCCGAAAAAATATTTCCGTCAGTAGCGGCGGGCGACGTAACTGTGGTTCTTGAAGTTTGAATGCCGCCAGCAACATCTAATGTGCACGCAGGTGTAGCGGTGTCTAGACCTAAACGAATGTTTGCGGCGTCCCAAAAAAAGTTTGAGTTATCCTGGCTGTAAACGCCCGACGCGCCGGCAAACACAATTGACCCAGCGGTAAATGCCGTGGCCGTTCCTGTACCACCGTTAGTAACCGGCAATGTACCAGAAACATGCGTGGTAAGGCCAATCTTACCCCATGCAGGAGCCACACCTACACCGCCAGAAATTAACGCATTACCAGTTGCCACATCAGGTAATTTTGCCAGTGTAGTAGTTGTGTTAGCGTACAAAATATCGCCTACTGCATAGGAGCCGAACCCTGTGCCGCCGCGCGTAGCAGCTAACTGACCCGTCCAACCCAACGTCAGGCTAGTAGCCGCAAGCAGCGCCGTGCTGGGCGATCCACCCAAAGTCAGCGTGACGTTTGTATCGTCAACTTCAGTCAACGCCGCTGCGGTTACGCCAATAGTCGGCGTGGTGCCGCCTGTTGTAGTAATAGGCGCGGTAGCCCCAACGGACGTCACATACGTGCCTGCAGGCGGAACAGACGTGGCCGATAGCCCGTCAATTTGAGATTGCAATTCAGCCAGCTCGGACAACACCCAGCTAGTCAAAGGCAAAACCGATAAGGCTTCGACTTGCTTGGCAAGTTCAGCAATCTGTTCGTTGGCCGACTCTTCAGTCGGCTGAATTTTAGTTGCCTCAACATCAATAATGATGTTAACCAAGTCTTCCTGTTGCGGCGCAGGTGGCCCTAACTGCAAATCGGTCAAAGACGTGGTGTTAGTGCCTCCTCCTGCCAGATTAAACAGATTAAGAAAAAACCGATACCACTCACGCGAGATTAAGCCCGTGCGCTCGTCAATTAACGGCACCCGTGGGGGCGTAATATTGGTTATGTTAAGCGGGCTAGGCATTAGTGCCGCTAAGTTGTAACTCAGCGCCCATAATGGCGATCTTGACCGGGTCAGTGCCGGAAAGTTCGTACACACGGTCGCGCAATTTTAACGTCATACCCAACCGACGCCAGAACACCCGGCGATAGTATTCGCCAATCTTGCCCATGCTAGACCAATGTTCGTTTGACCATGTATGGCCGCCATCATCTGACCAACGCAGCATAACTTGAGGATCATAGCCTGGCGCAGCCGGGTAACTAGTAGTAATTAAGCCATACCCATTAATGTCAATATCAGGTAAATCGTATTGCCCCAAAGGTTCAAATTGATCGCCTGCTTCAGTAGTTAGTATAATTTGTGATTCAGTAGCTAAATAAGTTTGCACGTATTCAGCTATAATATTTAAACCGTTTTCAGTGTCGATATTTTCGCTGTCGTAAGCAGGGTAAGCATTTAAACCAACGCCCGATTCGCACTCAAGTTGCAACGTGTGGTGGGCGGTACGTTTAAGATTGTTTTGCCCTGTAGGCAGCGCGCGCCAAGACCGCAACCATTTTTGGATCTGGCCGTTATCCGCATACACGTCCAGATCAAACGCGTAAATATTGCCGTTCTCAAAGTCGCCGACAATCACTTCGTTATTAAAGGCCATCTGGCAGTTGCTACGGTGCCGAGTAAACGACCCATTAGACCACCCTGCGCGTTCGTGCCAAGCCTGCGTAGCGGCGTCGTAGACCCAAGTCGTGTTAGCGGTAGGGAAGATCAGCACATAGAAGCTGTGGCCGTCTTGCTGATAAGTGTAGCCAATCGCGTCAGATAAATTGCCGTATTCTTGAATCTGCCATTCAATAGCGTGGGTAGATATGCGTTGACCGGTATAGCCGTTAGCTCGATAAACAACGCCGCGCCCCCGCGCGTCCGCGCCTAGCCAAAACACGCTGTTGTCTAGTTTGGCTACCGAATAAGGTGCCGCGCAGCCAATTTCGTTAAAAGCACCTTGGATACGTTGTAGTGGGAAATCGGCAGTGCCTGCGTCGTACCATACTTCTACAGAATTGGTGCCAAACAACCACGCTTCGCGGTGGTCAACTATAAGCGATATTAATCCGTCGGGCGAACCTTCGGCGCTGGCAAAATCAAGTGGGTCAACGGACAGGCCGTCAAGCAGGCTGGTTACCCAAACTTTTTGGCTATTAGGCTCGTTAAAAACAAAATAGCCGTCCAAAAACCCTACAGTCACCGCACCAGGGAAGTCAGGGTCGGTAATTTGCGCAAATACGTTAGTAGTGGCGTTATAAATGTAACTGGGGCCATTAGCAGCAACAAAAAGTTGGTCTCCATTATCTGCCATAGATACCGGCCCAGTACCAGAAACGCCCCCTAAAAGCGTCGTTGTATAGCTATTGGTTAGTTTGTATAAACTATTACCGGATACAACGTAGCCAGACCCTTTAAACGTCCACAACCCGCGAATTGGCCCTGTACCTACGGTTGCCAAGTAACTTAGCCCAGGCGCCCGGTTCAGGTACGCAGGCTCCATGCCTTCTGGCGCGGGAGTAACTTCAGGGTACAAATTCACCATGCGGCTATCCGCAGCGTTGACGCTGCGAGCCACGTAGGTTTGGCCAAGAATGGGCGTTTTCATATCAAACGTAACTTGGATACCATTTGGCTGTTGTGACGTCGTAGGTCATTGTTAGCGCCCTACTAACCACTGCTGTACCTGCTAAAGCAATATTTCCGGCGGTTGTCCAAGTAAACGCGCCGGTTGGGATTAGAGTTATAGCTCCGCCGCCAGCAGAAATTGGAGTCGGCGCAGTAATAGTTACTACTGCGGTGGTTCCCGATATAAACGTAATTTGCTTTGTTGGCGCAATCGTAGCGGCGCTTGCAATTGTAGGTGCGGCAGCGTTAGTTGCATTAAGGCCGCTTAAAGTTACGCTTGTGCCGGTAGCTACACCAATATCTGGGGTTACCAATGTTGGGCTAGTTGCAAATACCGCAGAACCTGTACCAGTTTCATCCGTTAACGCCGTTCGTAAATTGGCGCTGCTTGGTGTTGCCAAAAAAGTAGCCACACTTGTTCCCAAACCACTTACACCAGTTGCAACAGGTAAGCCTGTGCAATTAGTCAAAGTTCCACTTGAGGGCGTGCCAAGCGCGGGCGTTACCAAGGTTGAATTGGTAAACAATAAAGCATTAGTAACTTGTTTTGTTGTGCCCCCTTGGACAATAGGCAAAACGTCGGTTGTAGCCGCAGCGGTGGCTGCAGGAAGGGCTGAGATTGCAATAGTGGCCATGTTAGTAGTTTCCTGCGTAAATGTTAAAACGTTGACGAGTTGCAACCAGCGAATACGGCATAGACATCACATCGTCAGGATTGTTGATGCGCTTCAGGTTACGCTTGGACGTCATTGCAATGCGTTGCACTTGCGGTGACGGCTCAACGCCAAACTCCGGCGCAAATTCCATCGCCAAGTTGTACACAAACGCCCGCAGATAGCCTGGCGGAAAAGTCAAATTGGTCGCCAAGTTTGCAGGGGTAGTAAGCTGTTGCACCGACACAAAATGCCATTCCAAAAGCCTTGTGGGCTTTGGGTAGATGGTCATGGTGATGTCGGGGAACGTATTGTTGACAAACATGACCTGCGGGTAAGTGCTGGTCACGGTCTTGACCGCAATGCCGTTGTACTGCTGCTGGTTAATCAGCTTGATGCCGTAAGACACATTGGTCTGCGGGTCGCGGAAATACGTTGAGTCGTCAATCAGAATGGGACGATTGCCGACAAAGTCGCCGGTAGGCCCCAGCGTGCGGGTAATTTCGTCAGGAGGCCAGTTAAACATTTGGTCTTCCGTACAGAACACAGCCAAACGCTCGGTGTTCCATGAATCAATCATCTGATTCAAAGCGGTCAGGCCGTCTTGTGATACGGCAGCCGAAGGCGTTTCACCCTCGGCCAACACGCCCAACAACCGCAAGGCTCTGTTAATTTGATCGCCAGCAGTAGTGGCCATGTCTGCTCCTTATTCTGGTGCCGCAGCCTCTACAGGTGAACGGCCACGACGACGTTTGGGTTCCAGCTCGTTGACTGGCGCCGCTGCTTCGGGAGCCGAAGGCGTGTCGGGATTATACCGTTCCCAACCGTTTTGTTCATCAAATTCAGCCTCCAAATCCATATTGGCGATTTTGGTGCCGTGAACAGCGTGTCGTAAATAAATTGTCATAGTTTAGATAGGGGCCAAAGCCCCTATTTTTTAAGCAACAACAGCAAATTGCCACTTAGAGCCATCAGACACAAACAGTTTGCCAGCGCCGGTTGCGTTGCTGGTTGTACCGATTGAGCCTTTAGGCGCTGAAGTGGTTGTAGTGTTAGCAGTAATTGCAGTAGTCAGAAAATACAAGCCTGCGGTAGCATTTGCAACAACAGCACTAGTAGTAGCTGTTGAAGTAATGGTAGGTGCAGTGATGGCGCCGGTAACCGATACGCTATCAAACTCTGGATCTGAATACGCAACACCAACAGCTTTGGTATTAGGCATGATCTATCCTTTAAATAACGGGGGCCGAAGCCCCCGCAGATTTACTTCAGAAATGCTGAGTAAGCAGCATCGCCAGTGCGAACAAACATGTAAGTGTGTGCGCCGAAACGTGGGACAGTAACAGAACCGAAGATCGTAATGCCTGTGCCAGTGGTAACTGGAACAGTAGATGACGAGCCGGTATTGTTGTTGTTGCAGATTGTCAACTCAAACGACGAACCTACTTTAGCGCTAGGAACAGCCGCGTCCAGCAGAGTAGCCGTAGGAAGAGTAACGGTCAGCGTTGCGTCGCTACCTTTGTTGCACACAACTAGGCCAGCAGCTACTTGAGCGCCGGTCAGGGTGGTGTCGCCGGTCAGAGTTGTAGGGATAACTTGAGCGCCAAGAATTGCCTCGCCCAGATTGCCATCGCCGAGCTGGTATCCACCAGCGCCATTAGGAAGAGCCATGATAAATTTCCTTTAAAAAGAGTGTCGTTAATGGGGGCCGAAACCCCCACCAGTGCTTAGCCCCAGACGCGGCAAGCCATTTGTGGACGAATTGTGCTGTAGCCGTACAGAACGTCGATACGGCAAGGCAGACGGTCATTGTTGATGTCGTACTGACGAACAATACGCATCGAAATGCCGTTGTGGACTTGGCGGGAAGCCATGTCAACGCCTTGTGGCATCAGCAAGTCAGCAGTTGCGAATGTAATCGCATCTTTATGGTAGACGAGGTTCTGTGCGTATTGACCAGTTGCGTTACCCAGCATAGTGACAGCAGCGCCGGATGCAGGCAGCGAAGTCACAGTTGCCAGAGCTTGACCGGCGGAATACAGCGCGGGCGAAATCGACAGGGTAGCAGTTGAAGATCCAGTAGCAACCGCAGTCACGGTGAACTGCTGCAGCGAACCAGTGGACTCACGGGTCTGTGGGTTGACAGCGTTAACGCCAGCGATAGTAAACACGTCGCCGACATTCCATGTCTTAGACGAGCCCGTAAAGCTGATTGGCAGGGTGGACTGACCTTCAGTTGTGACAGTCGAAGTCACAGTGATGGTGGTGCCCCAATCGCCGTTGGTGTGCTGCTTGATCGACTGAGACATGTTGACTTCGTCGAAGCCCAGCACGCCGGTGCCCATCATGCCGTTCTTGAACTGGCGGCTGATAGTGTCGGTTGGGTTAAACAGACCTTTCATGCCTTCAACCAGACCAGCGTTAGCAGCTGGGTTAACAGTTGCGTAGCGTGGTGACATCACAGCAGCGTTTTCGTTCAGCTTCTGCTGAGCTTGCAGCAGAACGAGCGAAGTTGAAGGTGTGGTGCCAGGCGTACCAACCGAGTTGAACACGTTTTTGTATGCGTTAGCAACGTCAGCATCGATGCTGGAAGCCAGCTGCGAAATACGAGGCTTCAGAACACGCTCTGCGAAGTCATCCAACTGCATGGTGAGTTCGGCGGAGGTGAAGTTCACGCCGATGTGCTTCTGCGAAGCCACGGTCAGGGTGGTGAACTGTTCGTTGTCGTCCTGAACTTGCAGGGCGGCACCGTCGGTTACCAGAGCGCGATCCGGCAGGCGGATACGCAGTGTGGAACCAATTTTTGCGCCTTCAACGGCGAAAGAGTCGTCGTATTGACGGTTAACGTTACGAGTGAGTACCAGGTTGTTCTCGAGGATTTCGAGAGCCTTACGGGTAATCATGTCGATGGTAAGAATCGAGTTTGCCATGATATTTAGTTCCTAAAAAAGTTAGCGGTTACGTTGGGCTTCCCACTTCTTCATCTGACGCTGGCGATCCGCCTCAATCCACTCTGACGTAGTCATGTTCTTGATAGAACGTGGGTCAGTCGTATCATAAGACGGCGCTCCAGAGCCTCTGCCTGATATAGGCGCGATGGGTGGTGGTGCGCTTGTCGTTTTTCTTAAAATCGGCTCAGAAGCCATTTTGGCTTCAATCTTGCCAATCTCTTTGGCCTGTAATATGGGCGATTTCAGTGAGGCAATGCGGGCGGCTTCTTTCGGATTTGAACCCAAGTAATACGCAATATCAGGGCCAATATCCGATGCTTGGATTGTCTCAGCCATCGCAGTCGAAATCGGCAGCTTGGGGTTGTAGGCGACTTGTTCAAAGTCGTCATACTTACTCCGCGCGTCCTCTTCTCGATCGTGATACGCATCAAGAAAATCCATCTGTTGCCGCTCAAGTTCCCGACGAGCCAACAATTCTTCTGCTTTGCGTTCCGCTAGTGCATCAGCGTAGGCATCGACAGAATCAAAATTTTCGACCGGCGGTAACTCTGCAGCTGTAGGTGCGGGTTGTGCCCTACGAGTCTGCTCGCGTTCCCACTTACGTTGCTCTCTTGCAAGCCTTTTGCCTACGATTGCATCCAGCTCTTCTTGTGTGAAGGTCTTGGTCTGCTGTTCGTTTGGCTGTTCATTCTCCGGCGCGTTTGCTTCTACAGCTACAGGCTCTGCCGTCGGTGCCTGTTCTGGCGCGGGTGAATCCGCTAACTGATTTTGCATCTCTTCAGACATTGTCGATTCCTAATGAATCCCTGACGTACCGCGTCAGTTCGGTTTACAGCAAGATTACTCGTAAATTACTGTTGCAGCAACTGTTCCGCTAATTGCCACATAAATGCCGTTCTTGGCGTACGCGCCGTCAAGCGGCAGCAGGTACGACGTTGCGCCAACTGGCGTAAACGTACCCAAGATAGTGGTGGTTGTGGTTGCTGCAGGCGAATCGTAAACCGTGATGGTCGGCGTGCTAGAGGCCGAACTGACAAAGATACCCTTGAGCTTGCCAGCCATTGGTTTAATGTTGGCCGAAGCCGTGATGTAGGTGTAATTTGCCATGTTTTACCTCAAGCAAGGTACTTCAGTTTATAGAGCGTTGACATGTACAGCCCTTCAATTTCGTCGATAATGTTGTGGATCGCGGTGCAATCCTTATCGACAACCTTGTAGCGCACGGAATGTATTTCTTCTAGCTGGTCTTCCAAAAACTCCACCACGTTGGTGGTCTTTTTGGCGGAGTGCAGCGAGATCGGGCCAATCAGACCGTACTTACCCTGATAGGCTTCAGCAAACTTGTCGGCCAGATCAATGACACCGTCATAGAACTTTTGCAGCGCCTTGTGTTTTGCATAGCTGCGGGTGTTCAGATGCACCGAATGCGTGACATCTCGCGCCAAAAACAGCATTCCTACAAAATCTGCGGCTTTCATTGACCCATTCCTTCCGGCGGCATGTTCATCATTTCGGGCGGCATTTCAGCCCCACTTGGCGGCATCATACCCATTTCTGGCGGCATTTGCTGCATTTCCTGCGGCATTCCGCCCATTTGAGCGTCCATTGGCATCTCGCCTGGCATTTCCATGCCGTTGCCTTCCATGACCAAGTCGCCGGCGGTCATGACGTCGCGCAAGGTTTGCATGACGACTTCTTGCACTTGCTCGGGGTTCATGCCGGCAGCCACAGCGGACAGGCGTTGCGTCTCGGCTTGGTACGCCTTGATCTCGGCCTCAAAATTCTTGCGCTCCAAGTCCTGCACTTCGATCGACTTGTCGACGTTTTGCAGCATCTGGTGCAGTTGATCCAACTCCTGCGCCATTGCTTCCATCTGTTGCTTGGCCTGCTGCATTTCGGGCGAGTCGTCGCTGTCCTGCATGATCTTCGGGTCGATGATCTTGGCAAAGCGAGCCGCCATCTCTTGGGCGCCAGGCCAGTCCATGTTCTTGATGAACAGGTCGCCGGCGACTTGCCAGAGCTGCGGGTTGGATTGCAAGATCATGCCCATCGCATCCAGTGCTTCCTGACGCTTGGTGAGGTAGGACGGGCCGGTGGTGACCACCACGTCGTACTTACCGACGTTGGGGTTGTAAATCTTGTCAATGACGATGTCAGGATTGTTCGCATCCCGAATCTCACGCACAGGTTCTGGCTGCATGGGGTTCAGCTTGACCATGTCGGTCTCGCCGTCCACGCCGATGATGCGGGCCACACGCTGGGTGTCGTAAATCTTAGGAATCAGGTCAACCAGCTGGCGCGTTACGTGCCTAACAGCGCGTGCCAGATTGTCCACGTAATGATAAGTGCCAGTGTCAGACTGACGCTCGCGCGCCATAATCGCCTTGCCCGAACGCTCATTCGATGTTGCTCCAAGACTAGTGTCGTACTGGCCGGTGGTCGATTTAATGTCATCCGACGCGCCCATCTTGGCCTGAATTAGGCCAGTTTGCGGTAACGGTGGCGCAGCACGTTGTGGCAGCGGCAATACAGCACCTGCACCGTCTGTTACGTCAGGATTAACCTCAAGGTACGGCCAGTTCTGCGTGTTGGCCGTCTTCCACTGCATCTCGTAGCCTTCAAACTGGCCACCGTAACCAATGAACGGCGCTTTGGGCGCCAAGGCCAGCATCTCAGCCTCTTGGCTCGTCCAGTAGTTGTACATGCGCTGCGCATCCTTGGCGTTACGCACCAGACCTGAGACGTACAGCTTACCGTCGACTTCAAACTCGTTACCGATAACGCGGATGATGGGGATAAACCTGCCTGCCCACTGCTGCTCTTCAAGCATCTCGTAACCGTTGGTTTTGCACCACTTAACCCGCTTGGCGTTGACCTCACGGGTGCGGATCGGCTTGATGCCCATCTGTTTCATCTGCTTGGCCTCGGGCGAACCCTCGAAAGCCGTCACATTGCCGGGGTACAGGTGCAGGGTCGCGCGTTCGTACTCGATGTAGTAATACTCAGCAATCCTCACCGTATCCTGGTTAATCCAAACGGAGATCGACTGGTCGCCTACGCCTTGCGCTTGCAGGGTTGAGATAGGACTTGCATCAGGGAACATGCGCTCGTACTCAGCGCGCTGCAGGTCTTCGGTGACGAAGCACCATTTGGCATCCGCACCGCACGGGTCTTGGATCGTCGGATCCATGTAGACCGAGAACGAGTTGCGAATACGTGCGATCTTGATGTCTTGATCGAACGTGTCGTCGTCGCAATATTCGGTCAGGATTCGGATGTAGCCTTCGCCGTAGGCAACTTGGTTTTCGCAGGCGGTGTCGTAGGCAACGTCGGCATCCGAGATGTACTCGATGTGCCTGACCATGCCGTTGTAGATTTCGGCGACTTCTGGGTCGGCGTTGTCGTCAGCGGGTATAACTTTGCCGCTCGGACGGTTTTGTCTTTGGTCATTGGTGACCTGTCTTACGTGTTGCGGCAGCTTGTTGATGGTCAGCGTCGGGCGTGCATTGATCGTCTGACCTTGCACCGCACCACGGGTTGCCAACACATCAGCTGGCCATTGCCAGTGGTTGTCTGGTGAGCCTGCGTAGAAGCGCAGGTCATCTAGCTCGTCTTCCCGGCTTTCAGAGAAGGCAGAAATCGCCATTTGCAGGCGTTTTCGCATGACCGCAAGCACATCTTGCGTGTCTTTCTTTATGTCGTCAGACGGCGGATTTCCACCGATATCGGCGACTTTTGCTGCCTTATTTATGCCGGTATAGTCCATTTATTTCATTGCCGGTTGTGGTCTTGCGGCGTAATCACGCAAATCCTGCTCCATGATGCCGTGCAGGCGTTGTTCAGCAGCCAATGCTTCTTTAACTGTTGGGTAAATTGGAAACTTAATGCCGGATTTTATGGCAAAACGCATGGCTTGAGGGATATCTCGCACTTGACCGTGCCAGTAGGTCGGCAAAATCATGTGCCCGCCATCGGCGCCCACAACCGACCCTTTGAACGTCGTTGTTGACCCGTCAGGGTTGCGAAGCCCCTTACCTTGGTACAGGTTCGACCTGTGGTAATCGATAACTGCCTGTTCGTCGGGCGAAAGATCCATTTATTTCATCTTTTTTGCGGGTGTTGACGCTGCGCGCTTGGTTGCGTACGCGATGGCCACGGCCTGTTTGACCGGTTTGCCCGATTTTACCTCGGCTTTGACGTTTTCTCGGAATGCTTTTTCCGATTTTGATTTCATCAGCGGCATCATTTACCTCACGTTGCGGTGTGGAGAATAGCGTAGTTTAATTTAATCGCTTCGCTGTACGCGTTGTTGGTTACGTTTTTAATTTCTACGGTAAACGATCCGTTAGAAACAGCAGCAATAAATACGTTGTACGCGCCCAAAGTGCCGCCTGATGCAACACTAATAATTACTACGTCTTTGGTGCTAACCGCGCTGCAATTAACTACAAACACCGCATTGGCATTTGGCGCCATTTGAGCATTAGCTGTAATAATCTCACCTGATGGAGTGTTAATTGTTACCGCTGTAGTCTTGTTGTTTTGCTGGGTTACGGTAGCATAAGACCCCGTTGCATAGCCAATCGTGCCTGTAGCAGCAATAGTAGTCGCTTCAACGCGGTCAGCGCCAATAATGTTCTGATCTTCGTACGCTACGCCGATGGGTTTGGTGTTAGCCATCTATTTGCCTTTCTTGGCCGTTTTAGCCGATTGCTTGAAATCTTTGGCCGTTGGTGCGCCTGGCGAGCCTACTTTACGCATCTTTTCGCCGCTTCCGGCCTTAATGCGCTCGCGTTTAGCGTGAATTGCAGCGTACAGTCCTGGTTTAGTGGCCATTTTTAGCACTTCCATCGTTTAAGCGCCGCTTTGGCGCGTTCACCGTCTTTCGCGTTCGCTGCAACGGCACCCATTCTGGCGCAGAACGACTTCTTTCTGCCTTCATCCGCTTTCGTCTTCGGGCTGGGCGCAGGCGCCTTCAAGTTGCTGCCTGTCTCGCGGTTGTACTTCTCCCGCCCCTTGGCTGTTAGACCCGCGCCCTTGCTGACCGGCAACTTCTCGCCTCTTCCGACGCTCAGTGACACGCCTTTCTTAGCCATCACGCCCCCATCCATCCTGTTGCAGCGACAGGTCGCTGCGTGTAGCCATCACTGCGCCGTGTGGCGCGCTCAAAACTTGACTCACGGCTGGCTACCGGGAACGCGAACGTCACCGCTAGTGCGTCCGCTGCGTCCGGTGAGGCCAGCCCGCGAGACTTCATCTCTTTCTTGCCTTCCAAGTAGATCGTACCCGACGAGTCGGGCTTCTTCATGGGGCCTGTCAGGTCGGCTTTTAGCTGCCTATCATTTGGGATGCTGGCAGTCTTCAGCCAATCCTTCATCATGCCCCACATCTCAGCACGCTTGTTGCCCCACATCACGGGCTTGCTTGACTTCCATCCGAAGTTCACTCCACGCACCTTGTAACGCTGTTCTTTTAGCCTGTCAAGTACCCCATAGCCTAGACCGCCCTCGTCGATCACCGTTAGTGCTGGCCGGTACTCCTCAATGGCGTCGATCACCCGTCCAACGGTCGTCATGGTGTCCTCGCCGTGGTACCGCTTGATCGCAATCAGATCCCGTCCTTGTCGCACGACGATGACGGTTGCGTCCGCGCCGCCGCGAGCTGGGTCAACGCCGACAACAATTGGCGCCGTCTCATCCTTGTATTTTGGCCGATTGGCGGCGTCGTCGACAGCACTCGCACCAATAAACTGATCTTCGCCAGCTGATGGAAACTCTCCGTAGACCTCAACCCTAGCCTGCGGCGAATCCTCGCCATATTCCGCAATGATCTGCTCATATATCTGCTTGTCCGTATCCTCGACCGTGCGCGAGTCGATGTTTTCTGTCTGCCAGAAGTTACGCTTGGCGTGGAAGCACTCGTAGAAGTAGCCTTGGTTGCGTCGCGGATTGGAGAACGCAAACCAGTACCTATCCAGTATGGGTTCGGTGAAGAAGCCCGCACCGACCGACCAGATGGCGTCGGGAATACCGCTGGCTTCGTCGAAGATCAGCATCATGCCGTCATGGTTGTGGACACCGGCGTAGCTGTCGGGGTTCTCTTCCGACCAGAGCTTACCCTCGGCTGCCCAGTACCGCGTACCCTTCTTTAAGTCCCGCTCGACCAACTCGGTTAGCCACTTGGCGGGCACCAGCTTGGTTGCGCTGATCTCCCACCAGTGGCTGTTAATCACCATCGCCTGCCACTTAGTCAACTCACCCCATGTGACCGACCGGAGCTGGGCTTCCGAGTTGGCTGACACGATCACGGAGGAACCGATGCGGGTGGTCAGCATCCACAAGACGAGCCATGAGACAAGCGCGGACTTACCGATCCCTCGACCGGAGGCGACTGCTGTTCTCAGCGCGTCCATATCGATCTGACCTCGGTTGTTTCGGATGTGGGTGGCAATCGTGCGCAGTATCTTGCGCTGCCAGGTGCGCGGGCCTTTGAACTTAGCCAGCGGTGTGTTGGCCTGCCCCCACGGGAAGGCAAACAGCACGAACGCCTCGGGGTCGTCAGCGATGGTCGGCGCCCAGAGGCGCGTCATCAGGAGCTGCTCGCCCTCGGCGTCATAGATCGGCTGTTGCGCCATTATCGGGGTACCAAAGTTCTAGTTTTGTTGGTATTGACGTACTCGGACGCCAACCGAATCAGATCATCATAGTTTTTGGCTTTGCGCGCGATGTCCAACCCGATCTGATTGTTGTACAAGTCCATGTCGACCTGCTCTTTTGAATGCCCTCTTGCGCCGTACCCGCCGGGCAGTATTTCAGTTTCATGCAGGTTAGTGATGAACTTAGCGTACGGTTCGCCGCGACGTTGAGCCAGTAACGCCGTGCCGACCAGATGCCGGAACGCGTCGTTTTTGCCGCCGATCATGCCTTTCTTGTCGTACCGCGCGTTAGCTTCTTTATACGCTACCGTCGATACGTCAAACGGATCCATGAACATTTGCGCGTAAGTGCGCGGGTCAAAGAAACTGCGAGACGGCGCGTCTAGCATATTGACCGGCGGTTCGGCATTAGGCGCGAGCGCGTTCTTTGGCTGGGGCATTTTCCAGATACTCCGGTTTCTGTTCGGTTATCAGACCGTCTAAGACGCGGTCTTGCGCCTGTTGCAGCGCCTGCGTGATGCTGATTTTGTTCGTGATGTCCACACTAATCTCTTGGCGGGCTGTCCAGCCGTGGGTGTGTTGCAGAATAGCCAGTGCCGCCTTGCTGTCGCCAGCGCGTGCTGCTTCCCTTAGGTGGCTAGAGGCCTCAATCTCGGAGTCAGCGCGTCCTTTTAGTACCGCCATGTCCGCCGCTGGGTCAAGCTCGCACAACTGCCTGAACTCGGTGGGCAACATGCCCGCCGCCAAGGCGAGCGAGTCGCCCTTGAGCCCCAACGCAGCAGCGTCATAGATCGCCTGGAGGCGTGACTCAGTCGCTTCCACTTTACGTGGTGAGAATGGTATCGATTTGAACATGTCTGCATATTAGCGCATTTGTGGGTCATGTTGGCTACCAACAAATAGTTGAATTAAAAAATAAAAAAAATTGTTTGTAACACCTCCGTTTTCGTGACCGGCCTGCCGCAGGCCCCCACCCCCCAGGTTAGTGAGCACTCACTTACAGTTGCTAGGCTGACAAGTTAGTAAGCACTAACTAACTAGGTTAGTGAGTACTCACTTACAGTTGCCAGCCTGGCAAGTTAGTGGTCACTAACATGATAGGTTAGTGGTCACTAACATGTAGCATTATGCTAACAAATCTGTGGATAACTTTTTTGTTGTTAAAAAGTTATGTAGGTCATGTTGGCTATGTTGTCATGGAAAAAAAATCGCTGCCAATTCCTGTACGCGCTGCCATATGGGGAGTTATTGCCATATTGATAACACAAAACGAAAACTTTAACTTTAGATAAAAATAATGACAATCTGACCAACAAAATGCTAAAAACCGCTTCCAGACTAGGTTATCGCGTTGGCATTTCATGCCTAAAAAATAGCCAACAACTTGACCAACGCGGCGACAAATTGGCATCGAAAATAAATGCAAAATAATCCCTTGCATTTTTTTATTGAGTGACTATAATGGTATTCAGCAACACAATTATTTGCAGTCTAACTGCTTAATTTTTAATCAGATAGGGGAAAAAGATGGAAAAACCAACACTCGCCGAAATATGCGCCGCGATTCTAGGATTCGCCGCGCTTGCTGTATTTGTTTTTATGTTACTTGCCTATTAACTAACTAAGGGAACCGACCATGCAAAACCCATTTAAATTACAGTTAAAACGCGAAGGCCTGGAATACCGGCCAATTTTAGGCGAATCGTCCGCAAAGACAATCAAGGGTGAAAAGATAGGGTATTTGACGGCTATCTGCTATCTGGTACCAGATGCAAAATTATGTCCTTTCGCACAATCGGCCGGATGTTTTGATCCATGCCTGAAATCAGCCGGCCGTGGCGCGTTTAATAAAACACAATTGGCGCGCGCTAAAAAGACAGCATTTTTTAAAGAAAATCAACGGGCGTTTATGCTATCCATGTGCGCGGATGCATGGTCACATGCGCGACGCGCGGAAAAACTAGGGCTGATCCCTTTGGTACGGCCGAATGGCACAAGTGATATCCCGTTTGAAAATATTCTGATCGACGGCAAAACGATATTCCAGCTGTTCGCGGACGTACAGTTTTATGACTATACGAAACACCCAAGCCGGAACCTAACCGGCAAAACGGCCGGAAATTACGATTTAACCTATTCATTCTCTGCTATCACGCCAAAACCGATATCAATCAAAGGCCTGATCAATCCAGCTAACAAGCGGACGGCCGTAGTGTTCCAAAAGCAAGCCGATATACCGACCGAATTTCGCGGGTGGCCGGTCGTTGACGGCGATGACACTGACGTACGCCATATTGAGCCGGCCGGCGTGGTAGTGGCACTCTATGCCAAAGGGAAAGCAAAACGGGATACCGGCGGTTTCGTTCAAATTAAAGGCCGCGACTATTAATGCGCTATCGCCTGCAGTATGGCCGGCTGGATGACTTTGGCGCCGTCATTCAGTGGCTAGATTATCCGCCGGCCAATGGCCGGTATATCACACGGCGCGTGCCTGTACCGGCGCGCCAGGTTCCGACAATCGACACTCATGGAGTAGCACTATGGTGACACTATTTAAAACCGGCGATCGCGTGCAGTATGCGCGCGCCTGGCTTAGATCAACCGGCCAGCTGGCCGGCGACATACCGCACGCAAAAGGGCGGATTATCAGTCTCTCGCCGGTATCTAATGGCCTGGACATTGCGACCATTGAATGGGATCGGCCGGGCTTATCGGCCAAGGTATTGACATCAAACCTGATCCGCGAGGATCGCAAACAATTTGAGAGGGTTTAATTATGAAAACAGATAAAGAGCTTAAACGATATGCAATCGGCGCGGCGGACGGCCATTTTTATTGCGATGACGAATGCGAAACACCGTGGGAACCGTTCGAAGATTGGCCGGCGCGCGAGATACGGCAGGAACGGGATAATTTGGCCGGTTTAATTTTTAACGCTATGAAATGGGCACAAAATGCAAACGATAAATATTGACGGAACGACCTATAAAGTGAAATTTGACCGCGATCCGGTCGAACTAGCCAAAGCGGCGCGCAAACCGTATAAGCAAAAGAAACCTAAAGATATTCGGAAATTCCCCAAAGATTACGCCGGCACGATGTCAACGGGCGATTACGTCCGCCAATTTGAGACATTAAACATGCTCACGAAAACGAAATATAACAATTTGAACTACTCCGGCACGGCGCTATACGATCCGTCAATCCCGTTACTGGAGGGACTATCCAATGAAGACGCAAATTGACACCTCCGCGCCCTGGTATCCGGCGCACCTCTGGCCATACACGTACACCCACGGCGACACCGAATTGCTCTGCTTTGTTGACTGGGAACCGGCTGATCGGTCTGCCGGCTGGACGGGCGGCGCATGGCTGATCCACGCGTACGCCGGCGGCGTTGACGTGATCGACCTGCTGAAAGACCCTATCATTAAAGACATTGAAGCGGAGGCCGCATGTTCGCTCTCATCGGATTAATTCTTGCGGCCATGCTCGCAATTGTGCTAGGGTTGTGACGCGCCGCCTCTCCCGGCGCCCTTCGGTTCGCCCGGCCTTTGTGCCGGGCTTTTTTTTACTTGACTAGCCTAACCGCTGACGGCGGCGGTGTTTCCTCCACCATGCGGCGCAATTCTGACTTGCTCGCCGTGTCGGCTAGCTCTGGCGCGCAGAATATGTGCTTTTTACTGCCATGCTCACGCGATGCCAGGCGCCCCATGTCGACCCAGCCGGCTTCCTTCAGCGCATGTAACAGCGCTTGCTGTACCACCCGCGTACCCATCGGCGCGCCGCCTTGTAAGCGGTCGCAGATCGAGTAGAAAGGCGCGGCCACTACGCCCGCTGAAAACTCACCCAGGCGGCGCTCGATCATCTCGACAAGGTACGATTCGGCGGTCGACCTGCCCTGCTCAATCATAATAATTTTTGCTTCGGTCAGCGGTGGAGTAGCGCCTGGGTTAAACCGGCTCACGTCACGCTGATACAGCCAGCCAGCGGCCACGGCCATGCCGCCAGCCTTGTACCAGTCCCAGATGGCACAGGCATCACGCTCGGCCATCCTCGGCGCTTCCGAATAGGTGACAAACCATCGGCGGTCATCGCCTGCCAGTGAGATAGGCACGCGCTCATTCGAGAATGCGAGAACGAAGATGCGGTTTAGCGCCTGATACGGGTGCAGCCCCTTGCGGTTCACCTGCAAGAAGTCCGGCGGCGCTGCAATCACGGGTTTTAGATGGTTTTCCAGTGCGCGGCGATCCTTCGCTTCAGACTGGCGCAGCTCTTCGAACACCATCACCTCGGACTCGTACGCATAACCCCATTGGGATTGAATTTCCTCGTTACGCACGATTGACACGTTTGAGAGCGCCTCGCCGCCGATGCCCCATAAGAACGGCTGCCACATGGTGTCCTTGCCGGAGCCTGGGTGACCGATATGCAGCACGGCGTGATTGATCTTGCGGTTCGGGTGCTGGAGCTTGTGCGCCATGACGTCCAACACATGCTCACGCTCAACAGGGTCGGGGATCATGCGCGCCACATGGTCGAGCCAGATGCGCGCGTTGCCGGTTGTGGCCGGCGGCCGGTGATTGACCCATCGGTTGCCGTACACTTGCCCCTCACGCGACACCAGTACCGTCTCGCCGGCGGCGTAGGTGATGCCAGCAACGGTCAGCGCGCCCTTAGCCTGTCGGTTTTCGTCAAAGCATACCGACGCCTCAATTCGGCGTTTCTGCTTGCTCGGGTGGATTGAATAACAGGTGACGTGTCGAAAGAGCGCGTTAAAAGTACGCCGGTCAATCTCGCGTCGATCCAGCGTGTCAAAGAATGCATCTTCGTTCTGAATGTACGCGAAACGCTCATACCAGCCCTCTTTTTCGACCCGGTCAAGCTGCTTTTTCTCGACTTCGGCGATGACTTCCGCGCCCTTGTCAGGAAACGCCTCGGTCGGTTGCAGTTTGGATAGCGTCTGATCCATGACAGCCGCTAGCAGCTCCTCACGCAAGCCAGGCGCGTGTTTCGGCCCACCATTGGCAGCGACCCAGTTCAGGAACGCGTGCGAGTCGAAGTCCACGCAGTGCGAGTGCAGGCAGCGGTACGACCGCGTTGACGGGCTGTAGCGCCCCTCGGGGTTGCCATCGGTGTGCTCGTCCTTGTTGGGACAGATGACGCCAGCCCAGCCGGCAGGGTTTGGGGTTGACAGCAGCACGCCCTGCGCAGACAGCCACGCCAGTACATCGTCGGCGCCATCGTCCGACAATCGGATAGGACGCACGCCCAGCGACGCTGGTTCGGCAGGGGTGACGCCTAGCGCCGTACATATCTCCGGCAGGCTGTACTCACGCTCGGGGTGGAACTCGGTCAGCTGGGCAACGAACAGCTCACGCCCCGGCTTGATATTGACGGAGCCGGGCAGGCGGAAGTTACGCACCGCATTGCAAGCGCCCGGATCCGTGTAGCCGGCGTCCGCGATTGCTTTAATAGCCGCGGCGTATTCGCCCGTGGTAGGTTGGTCGGAGAATGCGTAACCCCACTGGAACGACCCAGCGGACGTCTCAATAATCCATGTGGGCGGCAGCGGCGGGACATTCGGCGCCTTCTCAGGATCGCCCACGTCATCCAACACCATCACCAGCACATGGGTAGCATTGGCAGCCGCAGCCGATACGTGGCCATCCTTGAATCGGTCGATGATGAATGACGCGGTGTTACCGTAGATCGCCCAGTCGGGTTTGGTCGGATAGTCGGGCAGGTACGCCGGCCACGTACAGATGACCGCGCCATCGGGGTGCAGCTGGATCTGACCGCTTTTGAGTTTGGGTTTCTGACGCACGACCAGTGCAGTCTCACCAATGGGCGCGAGATTAGTATAAAATTCGAGGAAATTCATTGCAGTCCTTGTAGTTGAAGAAGCCGCCCTGCCAGGCGGCTTTTTTATTTGCCGTAACGCGTCATTGTTTCTACTTCAGCGGACAAAGGCAGTCCAGCCGCCCAGTCGGGCGGGGTACACATCACTTGTTGCAGGGTATTGGGTGCATCAGGGTCGGCGGTCTCCAGCACAATTTCATCATGCACATGCAGCACGACATCATCGAGCTGGCGTAAAGCGTGCCGTAGCAGATCGTTGGCGACTGCCTGCGTTATGTTCTCACAAGCCAGACCGCGCCACAAGCGGGCACGCGGCCATTCGGTCGCATCAGCCGCTGGCTTCCATGCGGCCTTGACGTACGTGATCTCGTCACCCTCGAATTTTGCGAACGGGTAGCACAGAACGCGACCCGACGGTAGCGCGTACCACAGGTGTTGGCCGTCGTACATGTACACGACCCGGCCAGCGGAAAACTCCCGGTTCGGGTTGCGTAGCGCCCGTGTGTAGGCGTCCTCAAGCTTGCCCCAGTAACGCACCGCCCATGCGTTAGCGCGGCGCCATGCGTCCACAATGCGGCGCGAGTCCGACTCTTCCATATACACACCGTACGCACGACCCATCGCAGAGAAGGCGCCAACAGCACCACCGAAGCCTAAACTGAGGATTGCGACCTTGCCGATCTGGCGCTGGTCTTTGTCAACCGCGTCCTCGGCCACACGGTAGATGCCAGCCGCCTCACGCTTGTAGATGTCGCGGCCCTCGCGGAAGACCTGTAGCACCTCGTCGGCCTGCGGGTCATTGGACGCCCATGCGGTCACACGTGCCTCGACCGCTGACCAGTCGGCGACGACGAACTGCTTGCCGGGCGCTGGTATCAGTGCGGGCCGGAGCATCGACCGGAGAACATCCGTAACGCGTTTTCCAAATCTTGGGGTGATGCTGTGGCCTCTGACCATAGCGTGCCTAACGTCATCTGGCTCTGCGGCGCACTTGCGCGTAAAGTTGTGAACTTGCGCGCCATAGCTTGAAGCACGTCCGGTGGCAGAGCCTCCAGCGAAGACAAAAGCACCTCGTACTCGGTGATCGTCTTCGTCTGCCAAGCCTGCAAGGCGGCTGAACTTCGCAACCGACGACGCCCAGAGGTCATCCGCGCATTGAATGACGTCCGCAACATGGGGCGGAATTTCTTCATGGTTTTCCTCGGCAAAAACTAACAAATTAGCGCGCACTGACTTGTCGATAGAATACTTCAAGTCACCGTCCTTGTAGACCTCCATCATCTTCAACGCCTGCGGCCCGACGCGATCCATGACCCACTGCTTCATGCGCGGGCTGCGCACGGACTTGATCTCACCCTCGGTCAACTCAGCGACTAGCGTCTCGATCTCGTCAAGCTCAACGGACGCGTACTCGACAGCGGCCTTGGCCAACGGCAGGTCGAGCAACACGCCACGGTCGTTGATGCGCTCGTTGGTGTGGTAGTCGGCCAGCTCTTGGTCTGACAGTGGCCGCATGGCTTGGCTGACCGCGCGCATGGTTCTGACGTCCTGCTCGCAGTAGCGGATCATCTCGGCCATTAACGCCGGGTCATCATTGAAAGTGCCATCTGCTCTTGGTATCGATAAAGCTCGGATAAGCTGCCCACCTCGATGATCCTTACGCATGACACTGCTGATGGCGCGTCCGACGTCTTCAAGGCTGCCAGGTAAGCAGTTAGCACGCGCTTGTGTAGCGGTGCAGTAGAACTGCTCGAGTTGAAAGTTACACTGTAAGACGTACCAAAAGATGAGGCGCTCGAAGGCGGCATTGTGCGCGTAGATGCGTCCGGTGTGATTCCGAACCATCGCGGGAAACGGCTGATCGGGAGTCCAGGTGACAACCTCATCGTCGTCAAACGCGTAGGACATACACAGTACATCTGTACTTGCGTCTTGTGCATAGTTGTAAACCCCTTTAGAGGACAGGTCGCATCGGCTGCGCGTCTCGAAGTCGAGCCAGAGAATAGACATAATTTTTATTCTGAGAGGGTGGCCCCGGTTACCCTGCCAGCATCAGGGCGAACCGACCAAGGAAGATCCTGATGTTTAGGTAACCGGTGCCATTGAAAGGTGGGGTACTCGCTGCGTCCGTTGACTGCCCGGCATCCGCTTTCCCCCGTGCTACTTAGCCGCGACGACGACGGCCTGCTGGTGCCGCTTCAGCCGGTGCTTCGGCCTCCGCTTCTGGCGCATCCGACTCGCCGTCCATCGAGACGAACTCGACGACTTCAAACACCGGCGTGTAAATGCGGCCGTACGACTTGTGCGTGTAGTGATCTTTTTTGAGATGCACGACAGGCACGGGCTTGCTCTGATCCTTCTCGACCTGCTCGGCAATCGCTACTGCCAACGCCTGAACAGCCTTCTTACCACCCACCGATGTTACGGTGTAGCGCGCTTCCATGCCCTTGTCTTCGCCAGACAGGCACTTCAGCGACATGCCGATCTGCGCTTCCCAACCACGCTTGGCGTTGGGTGGTGCAGCTTCCATCTCTGGCAGCGGCTCAGACACCGACACCATCTTCTCACCCAACACTTCGCCATCACCCCAGGCGATGAAGCCGTGGATGAACGAGAACGGATTGACCGCCCAAGTCGAGTCACCCTCAACTTCGGTTTGGTCAGCGCCGAACACCCAGTGACCGGTCTTGTCCATCTTGATGATGACAGAACCTGCTGGGCCTGCGGCGGTATCAATCGCGCGCAGAGCGGTGGTCAAGGAAGCTACTGCTGGAAGGTTTGCACCTTTGAAATTGACTAGATTAGACATTACTTTACTCCTATTGGATTTTAGAAAGGGCCGCAGTCAACTGCTTCCCGATTTGTAGCACCGCTGGCCGTGGATCGGAGTCCGCAGCCAACGTATCGCCCGACGACACAGATACAACCATGTCAGCGGGAAATTCTATTTTAGCCTTTTTCAAGACTTTCTCAAGCTGTGCTGGCGACTTAATTGTCACAGGCTCGTAGGCGTCTTTGATGTTGTTCGCGTCTACCCATGCTTCAATCTTGGCTTTCTCTACCCACTGGCGCCGCGCCTGCTTGGCAACCAACTTGTAGCCTGGCACTTCGATACCTTTGTCAAGCATCTGAAACGCTAATGCTTGCAAATCGTTAATGTAGGTTTGCAGCATCTCAGCCTGTTGCAGTCGGGCGGATATTTGCTGCACTGGCATGTCAAGCAGCTTGCCCTTCAATGCACGCTCGGTTGCTCCCGTCATGCGTGGGCAGATGGGCTTGGCTGCACACCAGCGGCAGTGGTCGCCCTCTTGCATGGGGGGTTCTGGCCAGCTCGACAAGCGCACAGCATATAGCAGCTCTTGCTCGAACTCTTTGATGCGTGCGGGGGTGGTGACCCAGCGGCGTACCATCGGGGGCTGCACGATGATGCACTCGATTTCTTCAGCGCCTTCAAAGATCCACTGCGCTGCCGGTGTTCTCATCGCGGCGGCTGCGTAAAACATGAGTTGAGGATTGTTTTCAGCATCCACAGATACGCCATCGCCAAACTTCCAATCGAGAACGAAAGCGCGTTTATTTTTACGCCCAAGTAGGTCAGTGCTACCAAAGACATTAGGCAGAAAATCGCCATAGCTAACTCGGGTTTCGACCATGTACTCCATCGTCTTGTCGGGGTCGATGGTGTCGAGTGCTTCGAGAGCGGGAATAATCTTCTCATCAATTAGCTCCTGTGTGAGTGTCTGATCTTTGTACTGGGCGCCAATGCACTGCTCTGGCTTCTTGTCGAACTCCAAGAGTTCAGCGATGACGTTATGCAGCAGCGTGCCACGGTCTGCGTGCTCACTCGAGGGTTTGGGCGGCATCTGCTGAACGAGCTTGACTGACGCTGGGCAGTTGATGACGCGCTTGGCGGTTGAGCCGCCGACAACATTTGAGTGATCCATCCTTACCTCCGTTTTGTGATTGAGCCTCGACTGTAGACCCTAAAATAATCCTTGTCAAATACTTTTTTAGGGTGTTATATTTCGGCCATGCTTGAAAAAGAAATCGAAAACTATTTTGTTTGGACAGTCGAGCGTGCCGGTGGCAAGACGTACAAGTTCAAGTCTGTCACACAACGCGGGGTTAGTGACCGCTTAGCTTGTATGCCTGATGGATCAACGTGGTTTGTGGAGTTGAAAGCACCCAAAGGTCGGCTGTCTGAGCTACAAAAACATTTTCGCAACGATGTGTTGCGGTTGAAACAAAACTACGCCTGTTTATGGTCAAAGGAGATGGTGGATGAGTGGGTTAGCAAATGAGCGCTAAGTCAATGCGCTTAACAAGACTGCGGGAAGAAGCCGCAGTTGAACGTGAAAAAGAACGACACCGTAAATTACACGACACTTTTTGGGGTAAACGATGGATCTTCGGCCGTATCAAGATGAAGCCGCCGACTTTTTATACGAGCGCGACAGAGCAATGATCTTGGCGCCTGTAGGCGCAGGCAAGACGGCCATCACGCTGACCGCCATGCAGGCGATGATTAACGATGGCCACGCCCGTCGTTTCCTTGTTCTGGCGCCCAAGCGCGTCTGCACCGACGTGTGGCCGATCGAGCAACCGAAGTGGGCGCCTGCGTTGACTGTTGCTGTAGCCGTAGGCACGCCTAACCAGCGCGAACGCGCCATGTCAGGCGTTGCCGATGTAGTCGTCATCAATTACGACAACTTGCAGTGGCTATGTAATTACGGTGCGGCAGGATTCGACGCCGTGGTGTTCGACGAGCTGACTAAGTTGAAGAACCCGTCAGGCACGCGTTTTAAGGCGCTACACAAGGTGATTGACCAGTTCAAAATCCGCTGGGGTCTGACTGGATCGTTCACGTCTAACGGGCTTGAAGACGTCTTCGGCCAGTGCAAGATCGTGGATGAGAAACTGCTGGGCCGCGCCAAAGGCGCCTTCTTGCAGCAATACTTTGTCTGCATGAACCGCGACTTTGGCGAGTGGCTGCCACGCCCCGGCGCCCTGCCGTTGGTCATGCAGCGCATCAAGCCCGCGACGTACGTGCTGGAGCCTGGCGAATACAAGGACAAGCTGCCCGAGTGTCACGTCGTTGAGCTGCGGTGCCAGCTGGACGACCGCGCGCCGTACGAGAAGATGAAAAAGGACTTTGTGGTGCAGTTTCCAACGGCTGAGATATTGGCGGCGAATGCTGCAGCCGTTACATCAAAGTTGCAACAGATGGCGTCTGGGTTTGTGTACGACAGCAGCAGAACAGCGTCCGCCGTGCCGGGTCAGTTCATTAACAGCAAGACGGCGGTGTGGTTTAGCGGGCACAAGTTTGACAGGTTAGACGAACTACTGGAGGAGAATCAACATGCGAATACGCTTCTTGTTTACCAGTTTCAGGAAGAAGTGGCAGAACTTCGTCGCCGCTATCCGAAGCTTGCCACCCTCGACGACCCCGACGCCATCAAACGATGGAACGCCGGCCAAATCGAGCTCCTCGCTGTACATCCCAAATCAGCCGGGCATGGCCTTAACCTACAGCACGGCGGATGCCACATGGTATTTCTGTCGCTGCCGTGGAGCTTGGAGCTGTACGAGCAAACGGTTGGACGACTGCACCGTTCCGGACAGCTGCACGACGTCTGGGTGTATATCTTACTCGCCGACAAGACAGTTGACGAAAAGATCTACGCCGCCTTGCACGACAAGCGGGCAATTTCCGACATAGCGATGGAGGCATTGAAATGAGATACCTGTTACTACTACTGGCAGCGCCCGCGTTAGCCGCCGAGCCCGGCTACCTGACTTACGATGATGTGCATGTGCAGACGGTGCTAACGCAAGACCACCCCAGCTGGTGCCACGGCATGAAGATGGCGTTTGACATCGACGGACTAAACCGCGCGTACTACGGCTGCTGGGTGGGCTCGCAAGGCTTTGTGCATATTGAGATGTTAGACGGCGGCAAACGAGTTATCCCGATGTCCAAATTCAACAAACCTAAGGAGGCAACAAAATGACGGACTTTAAAGACCCTGAAATCCAGCGCGAGATTCTGATCGACTACCTGCAAGTCATGATCGCCAGAAACGATTGGCACGGTGTGGCGGACGTGGCGATGGACTTGCGCGAGATGGAGGCCGAACGCCGTGCGAAGACTTGACTACTGGAAGGCTAAACTGCCCGGCGCGCGGGCAGAAGAGCGCATACGCCAGAAGGAACTAAACCAGATGGCCAGAGCATTTGAGCGGGCGGTCGAGAAGGTCGCCGAAATTGAACAAAGGATAGAAGATGAAAAAGATAAGCTGGCGAAGATTAAATGACCAACTGCCGTCGTTGACCGAAGACGAGGTGTTCGCCATGCTGACCGAAGAGCAGCTGACCGAGCGCCGCGCTTCTCACTTACAGCGCCTGCACCAGCGGTACTGCGCGCTGCGTGACGCCCGTGAGCGCATCGAGATCATGTCGGGGGCAATCAAACCGTGAAATGCCAGCACTGTGGTAGCAAGACCTATGTCGTAAACACCGCGCAGCAGCTAGGCGGCATCCGGCGCCAGCGCAAGTGTGACTCATGCAAGAACAATGCCTACTCAGCCGAGGTATGGATAGCGGGTAACGTTTTGGTGGGGAAATCGATTTATACTAATGACGAGGCGGCGTTGATAAAAAAGAAAGGCGTTGACGTCCGCCGCGCAAATGAAGACAGGAGGAAAGACGATGCTTCGTGATGGATACTTTATTAAGGAAGAGCCGCCCAAGATCGGCGCGCACTACACGCCGCAGTTCTATCAGAAACCTGCAACGCCCGAGGAGCGATTCGTGCAGGACATCATGTTGGGCGCGCGGCCCTACCATGAGTCGCCGATGGTGAAGTTCTTAGGTCGGCTGTTGAGCGTATGAGAGAGCTCGTCCTCATCTACTACGCAGGCATCGTGGTGGCCACCGTGGGCTTTCTGGCGGTCTTCGTACCAGATCAGCCCCGGCCAACACCGGCTGAGTGCGGTGTGGCCGAGTTTGCGCCTGACATGTCAACGCGCGACCGTGAGGTCTGCCGGCAGTTACGCCAGCATCGTCACCGCATGTGATTGCGCCTCTGCTACCCGACGCATCCAGCCTTTGCCGAAGGTTGCGAACGTTGGGAGCGACTTGTAGAACAACTCCTTCTCCATGCTGAACTTGGCAATCAAGTCTGCCTGATCGGCGTCTTTCAACGCCTGCATGGTCTTGGGGCCGATGGCGCCATCAGGATTCGTTCCGATCGCTTTCTGCATGGTCTTGATCGCGCGCCCCGGCCCTGCATTGATCGCAAAGTCGAACATCAGATAGTCCAGACCCGTTGGCAGCTCGTCGGCCTTGACCGCATCCCAGTATTTCTTGCGGTACATCGGTGCCACTGTAGCCGGGGTCAACGCGCGCATCTCGCTTTCGCCAACAGCTTTGCCGACCCATTCTTCCCACACTTTCTTGGTGACGCCCAGGTTGGTCATGCCGCCTGGGTCAAGTTTGTGATTTACAAAACCGCCTTCGTGCTTCAGGATGGCTTTAAGGGCTTCGTCGAAGTTCTCTTTCATTTCTCAATATCTCCTGACAGGCGGTTAATTGGTGGGTGATTTCGTCGGCGTCTGCGGCGATGGCGATAAGAGCTTCCGCAGCCTCTCCTGAAAGTCTGGCTTTCGTTCCTCCATGATCGCTGCCGGGACTGGGGGCAGCACTGGGCACGGGGTTACTACGGTCTGGACACGCGGCGTCGATGAACAACCCGTCAGTCCGAGCAGTATCAATAAGCTTATCGCGCACCACTTCAACAGTTCTAACTTTATCGACATAGACTTTCTCCACTCGGTTTTGCGTGTTTGCCAGCAGGTGCTCATATTCCGTTACTTTGGCCTGCTCTGCTGCTAATACTTTGCCGGCTTCAATGGCCGCTGCGGCTTTCTCCGCCTCCCAGTCGGCCTTAGTGACTTGAACGCCGGTGTGGTGCCCGTAGAAGTACGAGCAGATAACCAGTACCAGCGCGCCAACGATCACGTAGGGGCTAGGCATCTTCTTTGCCTGCTTTGATGGATTCGATCTTCTCCTGCCCGCGTGTCCAAGCAGAGATGCCAAGGATGGCCATGAAAGTGATATGTATGAACCCGCCGGACTGAAGCGTCAACGACGTCCACTCACGAAAGGCGTCGTTCGCTGCTTGGGTTTCCCAAAACTGCACGACCGTCCACAGGATGGGGAACAGCACGAAGTCACACAGGCAGATAATCATGTACGTGATCGCCATCATGGGGCGCCATTTGGTTGTCATCCAATCGTTTGCGTCGTTCATTCCTCACCTCGCATTTCCAATAAGATTTTTAACCGCAGCTCTTTCATCTTGCGCGTCTCTTCAGCGGCCTTGTACAGCGCGTTGTTCATGTCCATGAACATCACGCCCATGACGGGCAGGGCGATGACTAACACAAAACACAAGACCACCACGGCGACAAGAAGTGCCCACGGTACGTCTGGCTCAGACGAAGCATTACCATTACTCCGACGTACCACGTTACGACGAAAAGG